ACCGAAGAGACCTTCGATTGTTGTCTCGTTAAGAGGTGTACCATCGAGAGTTCCAGTAGTACCAAAGCGATACTTGCAACCAGTAAGACTGCTAAGAATTTGTATAAGCGAAGTCGCTTTTGCTCCGTGAGCCTCATCTCCGAAGACGACTCCGAACTGTTGATACCAAGGTTTTGGCATCTTATTCTTACCATTGTTCAATGACTGCCACGTCGTCACGACCATATCACATTCAATATCATTCGACTTACTCAAACCTTGAGTCGACATATGAATATCACCCGTATATCCATAATCTCGAAAGTCACTCTCCATCTGATTGACGAGACCGATGGTAGGAACAATGATCAAAGCTTTATGCTTTTGATACCATCTCATTAGAATGTAGATCATCAGAGATTTACCAGAAGAAGTTGGAGATACCAACGTTCTTCGATTCGATCGAATACATTTCAAGATAGAATCGAACTGATAATCTCTGATGGTATACTTTTCAGGAATTCCAAGAGTATATATGAATTCTCTGAGCTCGTGCTCAGAAACACCATCATAGTACAACTGCTCGTCAAACGAGAACGTGTAGTTTCGAGCATCGCAGAATTTCTTGATATGTCTTGCTAATCCAGCGTATACCTGTCCGGTCAGATTATTAATAAGACGAATCTTACCATCCCACATTCTCGCTCGATATTTTGGATGGAACTTATAATTCTCTGCATAGAACGTGAACTCGTCTGCCAATTCCATGACAGTCGATGGTTCTGCCTCCACTTTGACGTGAACATTATTAATAAATTTAAGGTGCACTGAACTCATTAAATACCGACCTTGAAACGTTCCCACTCGATTGCTGCCTTAATATTAAAACCACGAGCAGTGAGAGACTTGATAATGGATTCAAGGAGATCGATCTTCTCGTGCTGAATGCCGAGTTTCAATGATAGATTTACCATATCCGTGTCTGCTTCGATATAGTTATTCACTTCAGATTTCAGTATTTTGCCCTGTGGCGGTAAGCGCCAACCTTTCTCATGAGACTCTTCTGTCGGTCCGAGAGTGTAGAACTCTAGCTTTTCAAGTTTCAGTTGCTTGAGTTCGACTTCTTGCTTACGAAGCAGCAGACGCTCATGCGTAAAGATCTTAAAATACTTGTGATGAAGCTTTGGAATGTTGAGCGCCTCGTCGCCGAGCTCAGAGCGATTAATCTGGGAATCTTTTTCCCATTCTGCATAAATGTCATCAATTTTCATAACTCATCCTATAAAACTTCGATATCATACCTTAGATATTTAAACTCTACACTGCATTCTATATAATTGACACTAGTATCTGTGCTATTAAACTCCATATCTCCGATACTGATTGGAAATGCATCATAAAAAGTTATCATAATATTCGAGTTCATGCTACTATTCATAATCTGTAAGTTGAGATCTGAATACAAAGTAGATGCACCGCCAACCTGAGAATTCCGTAAAGTCCTATAACCATCAAAACTAGTAGGCGATGACAAAGCCACCATCCAGTTATAGATCTCGAGATAATCTGTCATATCTTCATTGACTCGAAACGTTAAATCGAGTGGGCTATAAGTCAATTTACCTGTGACTGGAATCGGAACGAACGGAGTTGGACTCTCGCCATTACTCATCTGTACACCAGGAAAACGAATAGTCTGTACATTGTAACTGATCGCAGGCGCTCGAGCCAAAGTAAACTTATAGCCTAAAGGTGACAGAAAGTTTTTGTTTATATTATTTACGGCTGTCATATCTTTCCTTTGGCTGCAATACCCATTATACACACTATTTATATATTGTACATGCCAAAAAGAAGGGGAGCCTTTCGACTCCCCTTCCAGTTTTTAGGTTGGTTATTCCAACTCTTATTACATCAAGTTGTTAACAAGAACGCGACGATAGTACTTGTTCGAATCTTGCTCAAGAACAGCTGTTGCAGAAGCAGCAGTTGTACCCTTGGCGAATGGATTCGGTGCCATGCCGTAACGTGTCTTGAAGCCAATCTTCGGTTGGAACGAACCTGGATCAACCGCACGAACCATCTGAAGCGGAACATATGGGCAATAGAAGAGACCGGCGTCGAACGGATTCGAACCCTTATAGCCTACTACCAAGAAGTTTGAACCAGCATAAGGATCGATATAGACCTTAATGCGACCGCTGATAACACCAGCAAACGTGTTGCCTGTGTCGTCGATATTCAACGAAGATGTGTTCAATGCAGGAGCGTAATCAAGAACGCCTGCCATCTGAAGTGCCGAAGCAACGTCTGATGAGCAGATGATTACGTTACCCTTACCGCGACGTGTTTGTTTTGCAATCTGATTGCATTCACGTTCGATCTGGAACAGAAGGCCCTTGAACTTTTCAACTGACCAACGACCGTTTGAATCGGTGTCGAGGTCGAAGATACCAGCAGTTGTGGTACCATCGGCTGCACCCTTTTCAGCAGTGATGATGATCGAGCGAACAACTTCACGGTTGATTTCAGCAAGAATTTCTCCCGAAAGGATGTTCGAAAGTTCTGATTCTGCGTCAAGACCGTGAATTGCCTTCAGATCTTGTGCGAGTTCGAGTGTATATTCTGCCTTCAGAGCACGTGTCTTTGCAGATACGGTAACCTTCTCGATTGAGAAGCCCATTTCCGGGAAGATGAAAGTGCTGTTGGCGCCGAGCAATTCAGCCGAACCAACGAGAAGACCCATGGTGTAGTTGTAGAATGTATTGCCAGCGTTATTTGACGAATCAGGAGCTGTACCAACAGTGTTAGCACCAACCGCAGTTGCACCAGCAGCACCGGTGTTTGCAAAAGTAAGACCAGCACCGAGACGCGAAGCGTGACCTGTGTTGGCTTCGTTGTAGAATGCTTCTGCAACACTCGGATCTGACGAGTTAGCATACTGCGAACGCATTGCAAAGATAAGCCCGGTTGGACCGTTCATTGGCTGAACGCCGCAAACATCATAAGCAATTAGATTTGGCATCGAACGACGTACGAGCGAAATCAGTACCGGATCGAAGTTTGCAATATTTCCGCTGCCTACAGTATTGGTAGATTCAGCTTCACCAAGCAATTGCTGTCCGCCACCAGCTTCGCGAAGTGCGCGCTCTGTGTTCTCAAGCACTGTCGCAGTGACAAGGCGCTTGTGAGCATCTTTAATTTCTGGAAGATCCGAGTGCTCGAGCACTGGCTTCCACTTGTTATTTAGTTCCTCAGCTAACATTTTATTCTCCCTTTATCCTTAGGATTAGTTTATTATTTATCAAATTAAAACTTTTTGGTTCTTGAAATCGCGCTGACATAGTTTGCCATTTCGCCAACTGCTACGGGTTTCGTATCTTCACGAAAGCCTTCTGCCGCTTCTTCTGTGATAACGCCAGTGTTGACTTCCTTCCTCTCAGAGAAGTACTTGCTTTTCAAAATGCCGAGTTTCTTTACATAAGACTCAGAATCTGTGAACTCGATACCTTCTGCAAGAGTACGAAGCTTTTCTACTTGTGTAGCAGCAAGACCTTCGGTCACTTCGTCGAATGTCGCTTCCATTGTCGCTTCATCGATCATTGACTGCAGTTCTAGTTGCTTGTTTACAGACTCGTCGAACTTTGTTTCAAGTTCTTCGATCTGTGCCTTTAATTCGCCGACTACATCAAGCTTCTCTTCAGGCACTGTAATGTATGATTCGGCAAACAGATTGTAAAGACCTTCCATGAAGTTCTCTGCAATATCGGCGCGTAATGTGGATTCGACAGCAAGCTTGTTGTCTTCCATCCACGATTCTACTACATAATCGAGATACTGATCGATCTTTGTAGTAAGCTCTTCTTTAATTTCTTCTACTTCTTCGGCGAGAAGATCTTCGTAAGCTTCTTCAAGACGAGCTTCTTCAAGTGAAACGCGAGCTGAAACAGCGGCTTCAAAGATCGTAGAAAACTTTTCTTTTGCTTCTTCGGTCAGATCTTCACCAGAGAAAACTTCGTCGAGGTCTTCTTTGACTGCATTCATTGTAGCCATTGGCATTTGCCCCATACCAGGAGCTCCACCGGGAGTTGGCGACGAAGGAATACCATCGGCACTATATTGTTTAATTGAATCGTTAAAGAAGTGCGAAAGATCTTCACCCTTCAATTGAGCAAGAAGTTGACTGAAAGTAGCCAGCATCTCTGCACGTGTTGGATTTGGCTTTAGGGTTTCCGAACCAGCAGATTCGTCGATATCGTCTTGAACGATTTCATTCGTATCTTTATTTGACATTTTTGACTCCTTGTAATATTTATTTATTTATTCTAAGTTAGATTTTAGAAATTTTATTGAGGAAGTTCTCAAAAATTTCAAACTTTTTAGCTTGAAGCTGTCTTTTAGAAGATGCGCTTTCAATATTTTGTACGGTTTGTTCGAGTACTGCAGCTGCATTTTTCTTTGCAACAAGAAGTTCGTCTTGCCAAACCCATTCTACACCTTCCATGATTCCGTTCACAAATGCATCTGGAGCAGAAGGATCAGCTACAATATCAGCGGCTGTAGCCAAATAAAAATCGTCTTGAACTTCATTAATGCCTTCTTTATTTAGCTTCAATGAACCCATACCTCTGGATGAAACACCGAGCTTGACGCCCTCACCGATAAGTCCTTTGGCAATGCTACCCATTGGAGTATCCATCAGCTTTGCCCGACCCACGAAATTAGTACCTTCTCTCTTCAAAGAAGTGATCATATGAGATACACGATCGAGATTAATCGACGGACCATCAGGATGACCTAACTCGCCAAGAGCTCTACCCTTCTGAATGTAAGACTCGTCGTAACGATTGACTTCTTTTTCAAGAGTTTCGACAGGATACATACGACCGTTGCGGTTCTTGATGCCTCCTTGCAAGAAGATACCTTCGATGTATACGTTCTTCTTCCCGTCTTCACGAGATTCAGTAATGCATTTCAGATCTTCAACAACTTCGGTGATTAGCTTCATGTCTTCTTACCTTACGAGTTGTTATACGGTGAAATGAACGTGCCTTGCTTCTGTACTTCCAGCAAACAATATGAGTTTGCCGAACCGACAAAATTGACTACTAAATTTGCTGTAGGATTTACATTGAGCGGCATACCGTTACCGGCATAGTCACAGTATCCAGTCGAGTCATATACGCCAACAAGAGTCGTACCTCTGAGGATCTGAATATGGCCATTGCCGTCACAGCCCCAAAAAATCTGTGCGATATAAGCTCCAGAAAGAACCTCATCACTCGTAGCAAGACAAGTGGCAGTGGCACCAACATTCGTAGTAGTGCTATTGCCAGCAACCACAATATTGCCGCTATTCGCAGCAGATATGTGAATAACAGCTGATGTATTTTTCTTATTTGATGTAATCGTAACAGCCATTATTCACCTCTATAACTGATTGAGAAATCCAACATTTGCTCAATGCCATCTGCGGTGTCGCAAGCTTGCATAAATGCATATTGATTATCTTCGTTGAGTTTTTCAAAGACCGATACCATCGTTCTTTGATGTGTTTCTGCAAGATCAGCGAGCTTAATAAGCAGACGCTCTTCTTTATTGAGTGGTTTGCCATCGCGCGCTGAAAGCTTCGCAGCAATCGCCATGACTTGGCGCTTCTTCTGTGACTTACCCATAAACTGAGGAGCATCAGACTTTTGGAAATCCTTGACTACTGTTCCCATCGAAGCTTTCTTCATGTCGAGTTTTTCTTGTAGTTCAGCTTCTTCTTTATTTAGAATTGTACTACCGGTATCACGTGCTCTATTAATTTTTGTTTTAGAAAGAGCTAAACTATTGATCTGTCTGCTTTTTGTCTTAATGCCAGCATCAACAGATTGTCCTGGCTTTCTGCCACCACTGAAAGCGGTTCTAGCTCTCTTATCGCCGTAACTTTTCATTGTATCAATTGAAAGTTCATCAATCTGTTCAGCTTCTTCCTTGGCCATCACTTTAGCTTTTTCAATGCCGGCCATTCTGCCACCGTATGTCTTACGGCCAGCTAGTTCACGACCTTTTTCACGATAGTTTAGAGGGCCTTCATTATCTGCAATAGACTTTGACTTCATTCTATAACGGCGA